CCTGCCATTGGACGCCCCACAGCTCCGCCGCGCACTGGATTGCCGCGAACGGCGATGCGCACGGTACGACCACGGCCTTGCGCCCCGGGAGTGCCACCCGCGCGCGGCCTTTTGCTGCCCAGCGGTCATGCCGGCGGCGCTTCGCCAGCTCTTCCGGGGACAGGTATGCGACCTGCGAACGTTTCATGCAACGCCGAGGGCGGTGAAGAGGATGTGGAACACCCACCCGGCGAGCGCGATGCCGGCGATGAAGGAGGCGCAGACGATACCGTCCTCGATGCCCCAAGTGATGTACTTGCGCGCCTTCGCCTTGGCGCGCGGATCTCCGAACACCTTCATTCGTCGTCACCGCCTTCTGCCGTGCGGTACAGCATCTGCATGTTGTTCGCGCAGATATTGCACACCGGCGTGCTGTGAATGTACCGGATGTCGTTCACGCTGCCGCAGAACGCGCAACCAGGCGCGTACTTGCGCAGGATGATGTTGTCCGCGTCGATATAGATCTCCATGGGATCTCCCGTCCGGATGCCCATCGTCTGGCGCAGATCCTTCGGCAGCACGATGCGGCCGAGCTCGTCGATCTTTCTGACGATTCCTGTTGCTTTCATTGGTTTCTCCTTTCTCTTGACCTATCTGGCCAGCATCTGGGCGAGCGCCACGGCGCTGATGCCCTCTTTCCCGCTGACGTTGTACCGCTCGCGGCACACCCGTCTGCTTTGCCCTGTATAATTGCTGACGTCTGTCACCGTCAACACCCGGCGGCCGCCGGTGAACTTCAAGATTTCCTCCAGCTCAAGCCGGAAGGTTTCTTTTTCTCGCGGCATATGTACCTCTCTCCTTTAAAAAAATGTGCTGATATTGAAAACTTCGGCGCTCTCTGATATACTGCAAATGGAAAACATGGAAATTCTGCGTATGAAAGGATGTACCACTCATGGTAAATGAAGATTGCGCCCGTGATTTGCTGCAATACCTCGACAGTTGTCTTGAAATCAGCAGTACCGGAAAACGTGTCAAGCCCATAAAGCTCAAAAAGGTGCTTCATGAGGAGCCGCTCAGCAATTACACATCCGACGACATTTACAATGCTGCGGAATATCTGGTGAAGCTTGGGCTAGTCAATCTGCCCATCACGCGCAGCACAGCACTCAATGGCGGAGCACGTTCATATGTTTTTACAGGTATTTCGGCAAAAGGAACTGAATACTTAAAAGTGACGAGAAATCCAACCACATGGGAAAAACTAAAGTCCCATTTCCCAAGTGTGTTCAACGCTGCCATATCCAGCATTTCCTCCTTCATCCTCCAAGCTGGAATAGAACTGCTGAAGTAAGGAGAGGAAAATTCATGGATCACACACTTACCAGAGACGCAAAAAAGGCTCTCGCTACGATCTACAAAGCCTATAAATCGAGGCGCGCAAACGGAGAAACAAAGTTCTCCGCAGTCTACTTTGATGCCGAATCGAATGATGCGGCTGCCCTTGATGCAATCGTCTCCGACAGCTTGTCCGAACTTTCAAATGCGAAATACATAAAGACAGACATCTGCGGCGGTTACACGCTTACTGATTCCGGCATCATCTTCATGGAAAACCTGCCCATCGACACCATAAAGGAATGGCTATCATTCTCCGCCCAGTTCATCCCCTGACAATCCGGCGCAAAAGCGCTCGAAGTCCGCTTCATTTCCGGCGCGGAACCGCTCCACATCAATGCCGGTAATGCTCAGCTCCGCTACACCTTCCTTCACGTCGAGGCGGATGCCGCCAACGCCGGCGCCGATCATAACGCCGTCGAGCAGTACCGCGCTCTGCCTTCCGTTGCTCGCGATCATCATTTTCGTCGCTTGGTACATGTCCTCACCTCCAATCGAATGAATAATGAATGCCCTTGTTTTCCCGCTTGGATATGATAGAATCGGCTCGAAGGGAGGCAAAGTAAATGCAGGAACCAAATCCGAAGCGTGTGATGGAATACGAAATGCGTCTCTATCACTGCCACAAGATCAAGCGGAATGTTCAGATCCTTGAAGATTACGAGGTCATCGACGGTGTTCGTACCCTAGTGCGGTGCTCATGTCCAGTTCACATGGGCACGGCATCGACCGACCGTCACTGCAATGGCATAAATGAGTTTGACTTTCCGTGTGGCTATGCTGACTGGCGGCAAACGAAATAACATCCTCCATCATGCCGTCCGTCATTTCACATGGCGGCGTGTAGCAGAAAAGGCGCAGGCAGCACTTTGTGCAGTCCGCCTTTTCTTTTTGGCAGTGCGCCCGCAGCGCCCTGTGAAGCTCCATAGAATCCATGTCCTCACCTCCAATCGAATGGATTGCGCGTGCCTTACGACGCGCGCTTGCTGTGCTCCAGCGCCATCGCCAGCCCCTCCGCAAAGGCGCACAGCTGCGCCTTCTGCATTTCGTCCATGCTCTG